AATTGACATGGATAACCCCGAAAAACTAGCTCAAATGCTCCAACAGCAGCAAGCTATGAAGTTCTTGCAATCATTGCAAGGTACGCAAGGTGCAGGCGCAATGTCCGATGCAGATAAAATGCAAGGCGGCATGGCAAGCGGTATGCAAGGCGCAGCAATGGGTGAAGCTGAAAGACAACCTAGTTACGACAATATGCTGCAAATGCCGCAAGCAGCGGGAACACCAATGCAGAGCGATATGCCTGTGGTTAGCCCACAAGGTAATTATGCTATGCCAATGACGCAGCCTAGCTACTCAAGCAATATGCCAACAAACCCGCAAATGAACCGCAGAGGAATGTTGCAAGGCGCAATTAACAACTTAAGTCAGCAAGGTGCTGGGCAAGGCGCAATGAGCAATCAAGACGCTGCAATGATGCTTAAACGATAGGTAAATTATGACGGACGCAGAACGATTAGCAATGGCGTTACAAAATCGGTCTGTGCCAATGGCCAGCCCATCGGGTGAGTTTATACCTACGCCTCCGCTACCCATGCAGCCGCAGACTTCTCCTTATAACCCAATTGGCATAGGCGAAACAGCACTAAGCATTGGAACAGGCGCACTCGCACAACCAATAGCAAGTATGTACGGTGTAGGCAGTCAAATGTTTGGCGGTGACGGTAAACAAGCAGCAAACAGGCTTGCAGAAGCCTTAACTTACCAACCTACAACAGAATACGGTCAGGCAACCTCGCAAGCGTTCGGTGAGTTTGCAGACAAGTCAGGACTAAGCTCATTACCGCCATTTTTAGGATTGCCAGCCCCAAGGATGGGTGCGGGTGCAGCTAAGTTTGCAGCGCAAGAATACGGTGCGCCAATAGCTGAAAAGGGTTTGTCGATGTATGAACAAGGCAGACTTACACCGGGCTTTAATCCAGTATCTGACATATACAGGCCAAATTTACCAAAAACACCAGACCCGTCAGTAGGTACACGTTTTCAATCGGATTACATTGGAGGATTGGTAGATAAAACGCCATTTGATCTATCCACCAAAAAGGGCGCAAGTATTTTAATTTCCCCTTGGGACAGCAGCAGCAGAAACCAAAGCATTAGCAGCGTATCTGATATTTACTTACCAGAAAATGTAGTGACGCATGGTGGACAGTCGTTTGCTAGGGATATTGCACACGTTAATCAAGATATTGGTGGCGCATCTAATTTAGACATTGCGAAGCGACTGAAAACTAGAGATGAGATTGCAAGAGCAGAAAACTTAGCCGCTGGTGGTACAGGCGAAATACTTTATATGCCATCAACAATGGGTGCGGGGGCTGAAAACTTTTCAGTTATGCCTGCTAACTTGTTAACTGGAATTATTGACAAATCTAACGCACCCAAATCGGCAATAAATGATTTAGACCAAAGCATTAGGGACTTTAAGATATTTAAAGGTGTTGGCGAAAAACGTGTAATGACGCAGCCCTTTAAGGATTTTAAAGGAATTATGACTGAGGAAGGTCGCAATCAATTGATAACTGGCGAAGGTTTGGGAAGTACCGCTGGCGAACTACGCAAAGCGTTTACTAACCGTATGTACATGGTTGGCAATCAAAAAGCATTTGGTTTTAACGCTGAAGATGTAGCAAGATCAATACTTGACCAAGACTTGGTTGGCGTACCTAAAGGGTACATCGGAAACACAGTTATTCAAGGGACTGAGGGTGGCATGAAATTATTGCCGCCAACAAGCCCATCGTATGACACAAACACTAGCGGCAAGTATTTAGGGACGTTAGGTGGTCATTTCCCTGTTGAAACATTGATGCCTGACGTTTATGACTTTGCAGCACAAAAACATATAGGTAAAAAAGCAAATCTTAGGAACATGGCTATTGGTGACTTAGAAAAAAGCAATCGAAACGTAGCTCAAATTATTGATGACCGTGTAATAGAGAACTATCAAAAGCGTTTAGCGGAATTGCTTAATACAGGCGCTAGATACTAAAGCAAAGAACTAATATATAATTAACCTATCTAAAGCTCTACAACAATTGAGAAAAGATATGGAAACTTACAAATGGTACTTGTACCAACTTATTGATCCAAGAGATCAGACTGTTTTTTATATTGGCAAGGGAACAGGCAAAAGAATTCATGCCCATGAGAAAGAAGCGAGAAACGGGGTATGTTCAAATAAGTGCAATAAAATCAAAGAGATATGGTCTGCTAATTTAGACATTGATAAAAAAATTATTGCCTATTTCAATGATGAACAATACGCTTATCAAGTAGAGGCGGATTGGATACGACATACGCCTAACCTGACTAACAATGGCTTTATTGTAAAGACAAACAATAAAATATTTCCTTTCATTGCCCCTGTGTATGAGGCTTGCTATGAGGCGGTGTCTGCTTATATGGGTGAGTTTGCTTACTGGTTTAAGCATAGCTCTGCTGGTAGCAAAAAAGCTCAATGCAGCTTTAAACACGATGGGATAAAAGAAAAAATATGCTCGCAAGCCTTTAATGCCGCATACAACGTAATATTTCCTAGGTGCTTGACAGAAATACGCAAATCCCCAAAGCATGAAGAAATGCTTGCAAATGAACTAAAACATTACGGGGTTTCGTATGGCAGCTAGAAAAAACAAAGTTACTTTGTCTGATCGGTGGAAAGATAGGATTCAAGCTACCGCAATTATGAATAGGCTAATGTCGCACGTTGATGGTGATTTAGAGCTTAGTCCTACCCAGATTAAAGCGGCAGACATTTTGCTCAAAAAGATTGTGCCTGACTTGGCAAGACAAGAACACGTTGGTGCGGATAACGGGCCAATCGAACTGGTGGTCAAGTGGCAAGACGAGAAGTAACGCTTCCGTACACCCCTCGCAAAGCCTTTAGCCCATTTCACAATAGAACAGAACGCTGGGCGTGTCTTGTTGCTCACAGACGAGCAGGAAAGACCGTAGCAGCGATTAATGACATTGTGCGATGTGCGCTAATGAGTAAGGACGAGTATCCCCTCTATGCGTATATAGCCCCATACCGTAGTCAGGCTAAGTCTGTTGCTTGGGATTACCTAAAGCACTTTGCTAAACCCGTTCTTAAAAGCTCAAATGAAGCGGAATTGACCGTTGAGCTAGTAACAGGTGCAAAGATACGTTTATTCGGTGCTGATAACGCAGACGCTATGCGAGGATTAGGTTTCTCAGGTGTCTTTATGGACGAATACGGTGACTTCAGGCCTAGCGTATGGGGTAACGTTATCAGACCTACGCTATCAGACAAACAGGGTTGGGCTGTGTTTGCTGGCACACCAAAGGGAAAGAACCAGTTTTGGCAGATATATGACCTTGCTAATCGTAGCGATGGGGAATGGTTCTGCCTAAAGCTAACAGCGTCAGAATCAGGGTTGTTGCCACAAACTGAGCTAAATGCTGCAAAAGCACAAATCTCTGAAGATCAATACTTGCAAGAGTATGAATGCTCATTTGAAGCGTCGATACTTGGTGCTTACTACGGTGTAGACCTTAGACTTGCAGAGGATGAGGGACGCATTACTAACGTTGGCTATGACCCTCACTTGCCAGTACATACAGCTTGGGACTTAGGCTATCGGGATGACACCGCTATTTGGTGGTATCAAGTCGTGCGTAACGAGATACATTTAATCGACTTTTATGCAATATCTGGTGCTAATATTGGAGAAATTGCTAAAATAATCAAAGAAAAGCCCTATAAATACGGAAAACACAATCTTCCGCATGATGCGAGAGCTAAAACTCTAGCAGCGCAGGGTAAATCTGTGATTGAGCAATTAGCTGAGTACCTTGGCATCAACAACATGACGATTGTTCCTGATATTGGTGTGCAGGACGGAATACAAGCAGTACGGCAATGCCTTCCTATGTGTTGGTTCGACAAAACTAAATGCTCGGATGGACTTGAGGCTTTGAGGCAATATCAGCGTGAGTACGATGAGGATAAGAAAGCGTTTAGGAGTAGTCCAAGACATGATTGGACATCACACCCCTCTGATGCTTTCCGAATGATGGCTGTAGCTTGGAGGTTAGAACCTAAAGTTAAAGCTCCTGACGTTGTAAAACCGCTGATGGTTGGCTCAGAAAACACAGTTACATTAAACGATATGTGGGCAACCCACAAAACTAACCGGAGCAGTCGATTATGAGTGGCGTACAACGTGATTATGGCTATCAATACGAAACGGTCGCAGCAAGTCAAACAACCCAAATGCTGGGTGGTTCTGGCGCAGCAGGTGATTACCTGCATCGTTTGATTTGCACAGTTACTTCAGCAGCGACAGCGACAGTTACGCTGACTGACGGTGTGACAGCTATTGCTGTCGTTCCTGCACCAGTTGCAACTACGGGCGTGATTGATCTAGAGCTAAACATGGCATCATTGACCTCTGGCTGGAAAGTCACCACAGGCGCAGGCGTTTCAGTTATCGCAGTCGGGATTTTTAGCTAAGAGGTTCTAAATGGAAACTCTAACGGGTATTCAGAAGTATCTGAATATCATTGGTCAGTACGACAATGAGTTCAAAAAGTGGGAAGGTCGCACACAAAAGATTGTTAAGCGTTACCGTGACGATAACCGCAGTCAAAACACAAACGAAACCGCAAAGTTTAATATTTTGTGGTCAAACGTGCAGACACTTATTCCTGCTGTCTACGCTCGGTTGCCTAAAGCATCGGTTAGTCGTAGATACGGTGACAATGATCCCGTTGGGCGTGTTGCGTCACAGCTTATTGAACGTGCGCTAGACTTTGAGATTGAGCATTACTCAGACTTCCGTAGCGCAATGCGTAACGCTGTCGAGGATAGATTCCTCGGTGGTCGTGGTGTCGCATGGGTACGATATGAACCGCACCTTATGGCACAAGATATGCCAGAGGACGGTTATCAGGTAACTGAGGACGTTGACAAAGAAACGGGTACAGGCTCAGAAGCGTTAGCTTTAGACGGTTCTGCTGGCATGGACGCTGAACCACAAGAGCAGATTGAGTACGAGTGCGCCCCCACAGACTACGTTCATTGGAAAGACTTTGGACACTCTGTTGCTCGTACATGGGAAGAAGTCACCCAAGTATGGCGTTGGGTGTACATGACCCGTGATTCGTTAATTGAGCGATTCGGTGAGGAAGTCGGAAGCAAGATACCGCTTGATGCTGGCCCAGAATCCAATAAGCAATACGGTCAAAACAATCGTGATTTCACCAGAGCTAAGATTTGTGAGCTTTGGGACATGGAAACACAGAAAGTCTACTGGTTTAGCAAGACTTCGGGACGCATCATTGACGAGCGTGATGACCCGCTAGGCTTAGAAAACTTCTTTCCTTGTGCCAAACCGCTGTATGCAACGATGACTAGCGACACGTTAGTTCCTGTTGCTGACTTTGTGTTGTATCAAGACCAGGCGCAAGAGCTAGACATCCTGACAGACCGTATTGATGGTTTGGTTAAGGCTCTGCGTATCCGTGGTGTCTACGATGCGTCACAACCCGCTTTGCAACGTCTGCTTACTGAGGGTGACAACAACACGTTGATACCTGTGGATAAGTGGATGGGCTTCTCTGAAAAGGGTGGCTTAAAGGGTTCTATTGATATTCTTCCTATTGACCAAATTGCTAACGCATTGATTCAATGCTATAGAGCAAGGGACGAGATTAAGGGGCAAATCTATGAAATCACAGGCATTTCGGATATTGTTCGTGGTCAAACAGCGGCAAGCGAAACAGCGACAGCCCAACAAATTAAGGGACAGTACGCAGGTCTTAGACTTCGCTCCATGCAAGAGGACGTTGCACTTTTCGCCACAGCGTTAATTCAGCTTAAAGCACAGATTATTTGCTCTAAGTTCCAGCCACAGACAATTATTCAGTATGCGGCTGCTGAACAGATGAGCGATGCTGACAAGCAGCTTGTGCCAGAAGCGTTAATGCTGATTAAAGACAAGGTTTTACGCACATTCCGCATTGAAGTCGCATCAGACAGCTTAGTGCAGATTGACGAGAACCAGCACAAGCGTGACCGTGTTGAGTTCTTGCAGGCTATGGGTGGATTCTTGTCGCAAGCATTGCCAATGGGTCAGCAAGCACCAGAATTAGTCCCAATGCTTGTAGATATGGTCAAGTTTGGTATCTCTGCATACAAACAAGCTGCGCCTATTGAAGGCACAATTGAGCAAGCTATGGAACAGTTGAAGCAAAAGCAAATGCAAGCGTCACAACAGCCTCCACAGCCTGACCCAGAAACGGTCAAATTGCAGATGCAGCAACAAGCTGACCAAATGAGAGCGCAGACTGATATGCAGATTGAGCAGTTTAAAGCTCAAAACCAAGCGCAACTTGAGCAGCAAAAGCAACAAAATGCCGCACAACTTGAGCAACAGAAGCAACAGTATGAACTAGCGATTAAGCAGCAAGAACTTGAAATGAAAGAGCGTTACGAGCGTTGGAAATCAGAGCTTGAAGCGTCTACCAAGATCATGGTTGCTCGGATTGGTGCGAACCCTGGGCTTGATTTGCCCTTACTGGAAGCTCAAGAAGCCGCAAGCAGACACATTGTTGCTGAACTTGGCGATAACGTAGCGCAAGCTATTAACCGTATGGCTGAAATGCAAAACCAAATGGCTAATATGCAAGGCGAAACATCCAACCGTCTAAATGGCGTGATGCAAATGCTTGCTGCACCCAAGAGGATTATTAGGGGAGCAGATGGTAAGGCAGCAGGAGTTGAGGTTGTCCAATGACACTCGAATACTCAAATGCAACAAGACACGCTCAAAATGAGGGGTTAATTACCTATGCTGGATCAAATTCGCAATTTAATCTCTACAGCGGTGTTCAACCTGCGAATGCTAATACTGCGATTACTTCGCAAATACTTCTAGTCAGTATGCCCATTGCAGGGGTGTTTGGTACGGATGTAAACGGTACATTGACGCTGAATACGGTAACGGAAACAAACGCAGTCGCTTCGGGGACTGCTAGTTTCTTCCGCATTTTCAAGTCTGATAACTCCGTCATTATGGACGGTTCAGTTGGTCTTGTAAGTGCAGATTTGATATTAAATACGGTGGATATTGCTGCGGGTCAAAGCGTAGACATCACAGCAGGAACGATTATTAGAGGCAACCAATGAGCGTAACAGTCAAACATCCATTTGTAAGTGCTGTCGCAGATTCAGCGGATACGAGCTTAGTGCGTCCAAGCAATTGGAACGCTGACCATACCATTATTGGATTAGGCACAGCAGCAGAGCTAAACGCAGGTGTCGCTAACGGTGTCGCTACGCTTGATGCAGGCGGTAAAGTACCTGTATCTGAGTTGCCTGCGGCTGTTTTGGGGGCGTTAAGCTACCAAGGCACTTGGAACGCATCGACAAACACGCCTACCCTAGCTTCTGGTGTAGGCACAAAAGGCTACTACTACGTTGTGAGCGTTGCAGGCTCAACCAATCTTGACGGCATTACGGATTGGAACATCGGTGACATGGCTGTATATAGCGGCACAGCATGGCAACAAATCGACAATACAGACGCAGTAACCTCAGTAAACGGTTACACAGGGACGGTTGTTCTTACCGCTGCGGACGTTAATGCTGTCCCGTATACAGGTGCAACAACAGCGGTAAACTTAAATGCTAAATCACTTACTAACATTTCTCATTTAGGCATTAACTCTACCTCTGTGCCGGACATTTTGTTACGTGCTTATGGGGATAACAATTCTTCCTCACGTATCGGCATTCGTGGCTACTCAAGCAATGCAAGTAGCTCATCTATGCGAGTTGCAAAGTTTCGTGGCTCTTTTGCAGCACCGCAACCACCTCAAAACAACGATAGTTTAGGTAAGTTTGAGTTAGCTGGTTACGGCACAACCTCATCCGGTGGTTATCCACAAGTATCATTTGAGGGTTTAGCTACGGAAAATTGGGGTGCTATTGCTAGGGGTGCAAAAGCGGTAGTGAAAGTCACTCCTAATACGACAACTACGCAAGTAACAGCTTTAACAATTAACCAAGACTCAACTGCTGTTTTTGCAAATACAGTAACGGCTAATGGCGTGTTGCTAACAGGCAATACAGGAACGGTAACAAGTGTCGCAGCAACCGCAGGAACAGGTATTTCAGTAAGCGGTAGTCCAATTACGACAAGCGGTACTTTGACCATTACGAATACTGCACCTGACCAAACGGTAGTATTGAATGCTGGAACAGGTATATCGACTAGCGGAACTTACCCTAACTTCACAATCACGAATACTGCACCGTCTAGCGGTGGTACGGTAACAAGCGTCACAGGTACAGCGCCTGTCGTTTCGTCTGGTGGCAACACTCCTGCAATAAGCATGGCTGCTGCTACCACTAGCGTAAATGGCTATCTGACAAGCGTAGATTGGACAACGTTTAACAATAAACAAGCAACATTGGTAAGCGGTACAAACATAAAGACTGTAAACAGCGTGGATATATTAGGAAGCGGAAACGCAGTAATACCTGCTCTTTGGGGTTAACAATGACCGCAGCGTTTCAAACCAATGCGTTTCAACCTAATGCGTTTCAAACATTGGTTGTCACGGGTGTCTTAAACGCAACAGACGAAAACGATTCTGGTGCGTTTACAGGTGTTGTGCAGGTTGCGCCAATTATCGTGATGGATATGCACGATGGCGGCCCAAAACGGCGCAAGCAAGAAGCTGAAAAGCAAAAGCAACGCAGAGATGAAGTTATTGCCCTGTTTGAACAAATTGTTGAGGGTAAACCATTAGTTGCAGAAGAAATTGCTGCACCATTCATTAAGCAAGCTACAATAAGCAATCTAAAGTCAATAGATTTTATTAATACTGTTGACTTTGATGCGCTTATGGCTGACTTGGTGAGAGTTCAGCAAATATATGACGCATACATTGAAATGGACGATGAGGAGGTTTTAGCTCTGCTATGAGAAAGACTTACGTTTACGTTGATGGAAAATTAGTAGAAAAGGGTTCGGATGAGCATTTGGACAGGCTATACGGCCCGTTTGTAATGCCAGACATCCAACCCTATCAGTCGATGATTGACGGTTCAATGATTACAAGCAGATCAAGACATCGTGAGCATTTATCTGCACACGGTTGCATTGAGGTTGGTAACGAGAAAATGGATACTAAGTACGCACCAATTTCTCAGGATAACCGCAGGGAAGTGTTGCGCCAGCAGTTAGGCAACATGACACACAAAGAAGCACAACAAATTTTGACGCAATTACGCAGAAAATATACTTGAGGGAGTTTAAATGAGCGAAGCTGAAAACGTTGGGCAAGACCGTCGAGAATTACTGTCACAGCAGTTTGACGAAGCCCAACCGCAAGTCGAGGCAATACCCGCTGAAACTGTGCAATCAGAACCTTTACCAGAACCTGCTGTATGGGAGCGTCCACCTGCATCGTGGAAGAAGGATTATCACGAAGTATGGCAAACCGCTGACCCAAAGCTGAAAGAATACGCTTGGCAACGTGAAGAAGAAATGAAGAAAGGTGTCGAACCTTTGCTTACTAAAGCACAGTTTGCAGATCAGATTCAGCAAGCCATTGAACCCTACCAAAACAACATCCGTTCGTTAGGCATTGAACCTACGCAAGCAATTAGAGCGTTAATGGACGCAGATAATGTCTTGCGTCATGGCTCTGCACAACAAAAAGCGCAGATGTTTGCTACACTTTCGCAGCAATATGGTGTAAATTTAGGGGAAATCAACAATCTGCAACAACAGCCTGTTGATCCTACCGTTTCAATGCTTCAAAACGAGCTTTATAGCGTCCGTAATGAGGTGATGGGATGGAAGCAGCAACAAGAAGCAGCACAAAACCAAGCACTTTTGGGTGAAATTAATACTTTTTCCCAAAAAGCTGAGTTTTTTGAAGAAGCTAGACCAACAATGATCCAACTCCTAAACTCAGGAATGGCTCAAAACTTGGACGAAGCGTATAACAAAGCATTACGCCTAGATGAAGCTCTGTCTAGCAAGTTACAGCAAAGCACACAAGCTCAAGCTGAAGCAGCAAAACGAGATTCAGCTAACAAAGCAGCGAAAGCTGCGAGGGCGGCAGCGGTCAGCGTAAAAAGCTCTACACCCGGAGTGAACACGGCAGCCAAAGCGCAAGACAGACGTTCGTTACTATCCGAAGCATTTGACGGATTAAACGAACGCTTTTGACAAACCTAATCGGAG